AATGGATTATGATCTGTAATTAATGCTAATGGTACTGCTGGATCTTTACAGACTGCTACCTCATAATGTTCTAAATCTGTCAATGCATATGCTACATCTCCATCTTTCATTACTTTAGGTGTTCTATCTGCTTTGGTTGCTCCACCAAATGATAAACCTCTATATTCACCAGATTTTATCTTTTCCCAAATATCTGTATCTAATTCGTAATTCTTATGTATTTTACCAGTAATCTTAATTGCTGGATATGTTACTCCTTCAGACTCGAATTCTGTTTTCATAAAATTAATTCCTTTTCCTACAACTCTATTAGAATGAGTGTCTGTGATAGGTGCTCCTCTATCCATCCATAATGGTAATACCTTGTATAATTCATCTACTATTGTAATCTCACCCTGTTTATCTTTCATTTCAACCGTTAAATAACCTTCAAAAAATCTATTTTCATTGGTTGCATCTAGGATGGTCATTGATTTTGTCAATAATGTACCTACTTTTTCCATTATATTTTATATATCAAGCGTATATTTAAAGTTTAAAAAAAGAAAAATGGTTGGGTCATGCACCCAAAACATAGCCATTTTAGTCTTTCTTTGCTTTTGTAACTGCGAAATCAGCTGCGAAACCAGTGGTCAAACCAATTAAGGCTAAACCAATATCACCAATGCCTTCAGTTGCGATAGTTTGACCTATTGCAATTGCTGCGAAGGTTGATATGATTAAAGCACCTGCGAATTTCCTTGCAGAGAAAGATTCATCTGTTCTGTGTAGGTATCCTCGTAGTGTGTTTAAACCTGCACCAATTACTGCTGCTCCAACAGTTATTAATACTGGATCTACCATAAAAACAGCTATTCTTAGGGATTATATAAACTTTGTTTAATTCTTATCTAATACCTTGCCTACCAAATCCTCTAAATCTGAGTTTGCTTCCTCATGAAGTCTATTGGATTGTCTATCTAAGGCTGTTGCTAAAATAATGAGGGCTTTTTGGAGTTGAGTGACCCTTAAGCATAGATCCTTTTGTGTGGATGATATTTTCCTAAAATATGCTATTAATGTTCCACCACTTCCAAGAGCGATTGCTATAACTATTTCTGTGAATAGTGTATCTAATATTTCAAGCATAATTTAATTTATCTTTGGTATATTTAAAGAACACTGTTTATACATCATACTCAGGTATTGAGTTATCTAATGGGTGTAAAAATCCATCTTGAATTAATTGAAGTATAAGTTTTGGCTCCTCAGCAAAATAATCTTGAATTTTCTTTGAAAAACCATCAATATCAAATTTTCCACATTTGTAACATATGTAGACTATTGCAGCATCTGCATAATAACCATACTGTGTAGACCCACATTCACATTCTTTACTTCCTTCCATGTTCTGGATTCAAAACCTTTATTAATAAAGATGACTGATTATATAACATGGGTATATCAGTACATGTTTATGACTCTTTGGATGAATATATCAGAAGAACTGGTCATATGGTATCAAATAAACTTGATGTTAATGAAACATCATTGAGTTTAATGGATATATGGGTAACAGAAGATGATAAATTAAGAGTTGTATTGGATTGTAAGAGATTTTTCGACAGACCAGATGTTTCTAGATCAATTAGTTGCTTTCAAACTAATAATATAGATAAATATAACACTGGTAATGAAAAATTAGTTGAATATGATGACGTTACATTCGATCCAAAGACTGAAAACCTACAATTCTTCAAAAAACGTTTCAGAAAAGCACCAATATTCTTCAAAGCAGGTAGATTCTGGGGTAATAAACCTAAAAAAACGGTAAAAATAGACTGGGCTTACAAATTCTTCAATTTAAAAGCAAATAGAATAGATTTTGTTATATTAAGTAGTGATACAACTATTAAAAAACCAATTAGTGAACCAATACCATAAACCGTCGTTACAAATCAACGTTTGTTTCCAAGGTTAGAGTTCATAATATGCATCCAATCTTTACCATGCTTCTTTCTCATCCTTGACCAAAATGGATTTGCATATAGACCACCTTTTTTATTATAGTCTTTGGTAACATCTGCTATTTTTCTATGACATTTATGACAAAACCTTGCATTAATCTCTTCAATATGCCATTTATGCTCACCACAAAAATAACAAAGACCATAAGGTTTATCTGAAACTTTTGCTAAGAGTGGTTCTCTTCCTCTTTTTCCAGCACAATCACCACAAATTGTTACAATTGTTGCTGCTGCTGCATCTTTTTTAAAACAATTTATACAAACTGCTTCTTTATAATGGTTAACGTGTGTGAATTCATCAGCCTGATGTTTTTCCCATAGTTTTTTACCTACGTATTCTCCACCTGTGTCTACATTTAATTTTGTTGCCAAGTCTAATTCTGTGATAATTTAATCTTCTTTAATGCATCTTGTAATATTATGTAAATACCTTTACATGCATAGTCACTTACACCTTGTTTTCTTATCTCTTTCTTAATATCCTCTACAGTGTCATCTATTGTAGAGAAATCTGCACTATAAACAGTAACAGTTTTTTTCTTAAACTCTTCTGTTCTATTAATCTTCTCTACTGCTTTTTTCATTGCAGCGTCAGCAGTTTCTTGTGTGGATCTTACTTTTGATCCAGAAGGTAGTTTAGTCTTCTTTGCATCATCAGTTGTTGATTTTTTCTTTTTTCCGAATGCCATATCATAAATCACTTTAACCTATATATAAAGATTAAAAGTCCTCTTCCTCCCATCTCTTAGTGTCTGATAATTCTTGTTTAACTATATCTCTTGCTTGTCTAACAGTCATATTTCCTTTAGTTCTCAACTCTTCTACAGCCTTCTTCTTTGTCCAATCAAAGTCTATTGCACTTTGTAATGTTGATTTAACTATTTCAAAGTTTGCTGGGTTTATTCCATCTGGGAATTTCTTTGGTTCTAAGAATGCTTGAATATCTGATTTATTTGATTGTGATGTACCTTTACCACTCGATGGTGAACCTTGACCTACACCACCTTTATCAGATGGTCTTTGTTTCTTTGGTTTACCGTCAACTTCTTGTTGGTCTTCTTTTGGTGCAGCAGTTCCTCTACCACGTCCTTTAGAACCAGATGTGTTTGGTTTTTCATCACCACTGTTATCTTCCAACATCATCATTGTTGGATTAATAATTGGGTTTTTAGAAACCTTAAATTCTCCAGTATGTGTTTTTGTAACTTCAAATCCCATTGCTTGCATAGCAGCCATGTTTTGTATTTCAACACCTTGTATCTGTAAGTCTCTTAATTTATCATTCTCTTCTCCACCTTTCAATCTTAATTGCCAGTCATCTACGTCTAATAGATGTGCAAACTTTCTAAGGAATGCTTGATATAGAATATCTTGACCCCATTTAATTGCTCTGTTTGTAATTGTAACTTGTAAACCTTCTTGTGACCATCCAGATGGTAGTTCACCAAAGTATAAAGGTAATACACCAAATACTGCACCTATAATCATTCTTATTTCTCTTCTTATCTCTGTAAATTCTAATTCTTTTAATGAACCTGTAAAGTCAATCCATTGTGCCATATTTTTACCACCTTTATCAGATTCTACTAATAATGGATGTATCATGTATGGGTCTTCGGTTGCTTTCTGTTCTAAGACATCCCATGATTTTCTGAATGTTTCATAGTTACGAGATGCAATAACTAACATACCTCTAGGAGGTCTCATCTTATCAAAGTATTTTCTAATATACTCATCCATATGAGATAAAGACATAGCCTTTGACCATATAGAGTAGATTGGAGAATAACCATAAAGTAAGGATGGTTTGTATTTGCCTGCTTTCCATATGACTTCACCTTCACCATAAACTACACGTTTTGGTTGAGGAATTCCTATAGAATAAACAGAGTTAACTTCAATAACTGCTTTAAGTGCTTCTGCACCACACCTATCACATTTAGGTACGTTTAATCTTTTATCTCGATGTTCAAATCTTGGGCATACAAACACTTTATTTCTTTTATCATCATAACCTATTCTACCATCAGAGTCTGCAATTAAAGCGACTTGTGGGGGGTCTATTCTAAGTAACTCTTTTACTTCAGATGATGCATGGTCAATTTTACCAGTTCTATCATCTATTTTATAATTTTTTAATATTAAACAGTATGCATTATCTGCAATCTCTAAATCTCTTTCTAACTGTCTTGTTAAATCTTCGAGGGTTTGTTCGTTTCCATTAATAGGGTTTACTAATAAATTCTCTAGTTTCTTTCTATTTTCTGGTATAGGTCTTAACATTTTATCACTACCACATGTATCACATTCCATTTCTTCACTCTCGTTTAATTCATGTGCAATGGCTTTCTTAGCATCATTTCTTGGTAGAGATTGTGCTTCATTATCTGAGTTTTGTTCAAATGGTTGTTCGTCTTTGTGGTCTCCTTTAATTGGTTTGTATTGGAATTCCTTTCCACAGTTCTCACATTTAAACTTCCATTTCTCTACAACCTCAAAACCATTCTTAAACATCTCTCTGTTTAAGGTTTCAATAGGTATTCTTAATGCATCAATGTTATCTGCTAACTCATAAATCATTATGAGAGGAAATGGGAAAATTGGTAATTTAGCACCTGTATCGGTACTCATGTAAGGGGTTGCTACAGAAGGTCTGGTTGTTCCTTCAGTGTATGATTTATTAGAAAACCTACTAGCAAATGCTGATAGTGTGTCTTTAAAGCCCATACTAATAAAGACTTATTAAGCCCAATATATAAACATTATGTAACCTTTTTGTAACTGTTTTGTTACTGTTTATCGCCATGGTCTGAGCATTCAATATTTCTACTGCCAGTACAAGAACAAGAAGACTTACTTGACTTCTTTTCTGTTTTTACAGAGGTTGACCCAGATTCTATAATTGTGTCTGCCATATGAACAAAAACATATAAACCTTAATAAAGATTGTTCTTTTGTGTAGTAGTGTGAGCGAAAGCACGTCGCATGGTACATCTCTATGTGTTCACACGGACATGAGATAAGAGCCACGAAGGTCTGGTGTTGCGAGCCAGCTACACGATCTCCTCCATTTATAAAGAGATATACTTATTAGTTAAGTCCACAAATTTGGAGTATGGTAGAACTAGAACCAGAAGACTATAATGTAATACTTAGTTGGTTCGAACATACATTTGGAAAGCGCTCGTTGAACGAGATGCCGTTGGATGCTAAGCGTACGTTCTGGAAACTTACGTTCCTTGCTGAGGACAAAATGAAAGAAATACAAGAAACCGTTACGAAAGAAGACGACTAGTTCTATGAGCCCGAAGGGCGAATTTTTTAATTGTTGAGGGGATTTGCATAGTAAGTCTTATAAGTAAGTCGTACGTATGTTACGTATGGATAAGCCTACCCCTACAGATATTAACGTACGTTTGGCTCAAATAAGCGATAGAATACAATTCTGTCTCCGAGATTTCACAAGCGTTCAAAACGAACTCTGGAAAATCAAAGAGGAACTTAACAAATGAGCTCTAATTGGATGCTATACCTAGGTATATGCTTCGCATGTACAGGCTTTTTATTACCACTTGGAGCCATAATGGTAGCATTTTGGTTTTACAGTGATTATACATCAAAGTTTGCAAAACGTGTTGAGTATGACAAGGATGAATATTCATACGAACTCAAGCAACAAGGTATATAAGTTGCTACCACGTAATTTTGAATGGATGCCATATGATGACATTAAACACTGTATTTATTGTGAAGAAAAAAACTTTGAAACCTTCGGTGAAGTGTTGCGACATATTAGAGAAAAACATGCTAAACAAGATGAGGATGAGGGGTTAAGACCAGTCGATGGAGGAACGCATTATGACGATAGGAACTAATACCATTAAAAAAGAGCGTTGTTACGCTTGTAACGAGTTGTTTGGTGACCACTCACATAAAGACTTGATTAGATGTATATTCAGAATTCAGGGTACTTTAATTGTAAATGCTAAAGAGTTATGGGAATATAAAGAAATGGAGGCTGACCAAATGAAACAGTTAGATAAAAAACAACTTGCTCAACTTAAAGATGATAAAGGTAATGATATAGAATGGAAGACAGTTGACCCAAAAGACAAACATCAAGTGAAGGTAAAAGCCGATGCTAAAGAGTTAGATAAGGCAATGGGTGATTTAACTGAAGAACAATTAAAAGAATTAGGTA